AGGGTGTGCCGATGCACCTCGGCGCTAATGCATGACTGGAATCTAACGCCTATCGGCGGCTTGGATCTTCCGCGTCAAATGTGCCGCCCCGAGGACGTGTCAGCGCACCAAAAACCCTGAGCGTTTCCTTCAACGCGTTGAAGGCGTCTGGCGATAACCCAATCTTGTCAGCGGCGGCAATTGCGTCGATGAGGGATCGGGCCTCTGGGCTGACATCGAGCGAGGAAGTTGACACTGCATTCCGCTCTTCAATCTGGGCGCTGAGTAGATCCAAGTAGCCGTCGCCCATGCCGTACTCGGCCTCGAGGCGTCTAGCCGCTCGTTCGCCAAAGGACGTGCCTCCGAGCAACTGAGAGAAGTAGCTCTTCTCTTTGCTAGGAACACCATGCTGCTCAGTCCAGCGGCGCAAATTTGCTCGGCGAATGTCTTGGATCGTCATGCCCAAAGTTTAGACTCTTCTAAATTAGCATTCACTTGACTATTTGTTTAGAGAAAACTAAGCTGCCGGCCATGAACCTCAAAGAATTCATCTGGACGAGCGAGCGCGGAACGGCTTCGAAGCTGGCTGCGTTCCTTGGTGTTTCCTCGTCATATCTGTCTCAGATGGTGTCCGGACTAAGCGCAATCTCTGAAAAGAGATGCGTTCAGATCGAGAAATTCAGCGAGGGGCGGCTTTCGCGCCGCGACCTTCGTCCTGACGACCGGCATCTGATTTGGCCGGAGCTCGCTCAACAAAAGGAGATCGCCTGACATGGCTCGATACATCAAGGTTGTAGTCGATAGCGAGAGCGGCGAGGCGCCGGTGATCGTAATGCGGCGAGATGGCGCGACCGCGTTGGACGTTCTTGGGCTCATTCAGGGCGTGGTCGAGTTGTTCGACATGGAGCAGCTGGCACAGGCCGAGGGGCGAACGTTCAGCTATTCGGAGCACGCAGCCTTCGGGGCCGTTTCCCCTGATCAGGCCGCGTCGTTTCGGGCGTTCGCGTCGCATATCAGCCTGACTTTGTGTTCGGCGATTCGAGATTGAATCCGGATCGAAGGTTAACGAGGCAGCTTTCAATGATTGTGCATTTTCGCAATTTCAGGTCTCGGTGGTTTGGGTTTCGAGAAATCGGGGCCCAACAAAAGGAGTTGGCGTGATGGTTGCGAAATCGATTGATCCGCCTCCACCGCTTCGTCCGATCGCATCCGAAGGCCAACCAGCAGAATCGGCCGTCGACAAGGTGCTGTTCGACGCGAAGCTCGAGGCATTCATTTCGCGCGTTGAGGCTGCCTGCGTTGTCGCATGTATTGGCGCCGAAAACACGGGCGCGCGCACGTTCAATTCGCTGATGGGCCGGATGACTACGCGCGATACGCACTCTTGCAACCGTGAGGCGGCGGCGGTCATGTGGATTGTTTTAGCTGAGTTGCTACGAGGCGCGCCTCGGCCGCTGATTGAGCGGATTTTGACAGCAGTAGCTGAACACGAGTCTTCTGTTGAAGGGTTCGATTGACGTAGTGGTGGAACCCGGTTTCTTCGAGCCAGATGACATCGCCAGCCGAGACTGGCGTGTCGCTTTCGTAGGTATCTGGGCCGTCTGATTGCGAGTCGTGCTCATATTTGAGGCTGTATTTGAAAACCATGATGAATTCGGTCCTGGGTGGCTTGCTGGTTCGGAGCGCTGCTCAAAAACGAGATCGCATGAAGCGCCAGTACGCACGTTTGGTTCTTCGATGGATCCGGTTGGCGGTTGCTCAACGGAAAGAGGTGGCCTGACGTGTCAGATCGGGATTTGGATGTGTTCTCCGGTCGGGTACTCGTTCTTGCATACGGGACACGCCGCAGCATACTGGAACGACACTGTCTTGCGCTGGAGTACTGCTTTCTTCGACGCGTTGTCCATGCAGGGTTGGCAAAGGTAGTGAGGGCTGCGGCCATCCTTGGTCGGTTCTATCTCCGCGAGGACGAAAACGCCTTGCGAAAGCTCATGAAGATCGTACTTCTCCCGCTCCGATTTCTGATGTTCAAGCTCAGCAACGCGTGTACTGATCTGTCGTTTCCCGTCTTTGAGCGTCTCAATTTCATCACGCATCGCAGACATTTTCTCTTGGACCTGGAGCGAGGCGTTCTGGACTTGGAAAATCCGGTCGTTGACGGCCTCAAGCGCGCTGGCAAGCTTCGCGTCGTCTCGTGCCGCCACAGCGGATTTGGCAAGGTCGAATGAGGTTTTCAATGCACCAAGGGTCGCGCTGATCGTCGCCACGTCCATGAAGGATCCCCGTATCAGAATGGTTGTGTGAGAGCTGCTCATTCTACAGATAGGGCCGGGACCCTCGCCGTAGTCCGATCTGCATCGAGATTCGATGCTTGAAGTATAGAAAATTCGACCTTCAAGGTCATTCAATCAGTTTTGAACGGAGTTGAGTTGCTATGAACACGATTGAGGTCATCCGGAAACCGAGCATCGAACGGGCGTTCCGGGAAGCGCTGAGCGATCCGCGTAGCCGCGGGCCGGTGGCGGATGCACTCGGCTGGGACGACTCGCAGGTGAGTCGATTCCTTTCGGGGAATCTGGGCGTACCGATCAACAAGATTGACGCTGGGCTGAATGCGCTTGAGCTGCGCGTCGTCTCGCGCGAGTACCTGGATGGGCTGTCGACGATGAGCAAGGTGGGCGTGAACTGCCACTGCGCGCGGGAAGGGTTCGGGGAGTGTGGCGGTCGGTGGTGACGTAAGCGACGGGCCTAGGCAAAAGCGTTTTCGACGGAGAGTGCTTCTTTTTTGGTTTAGTAATCCTAAAAAATTTAGATTTATGGAAACCAATCAAATCGGCCAACTGGCTGATACGCATCAGCGGAACACGGCCACATCCGAAGAAGTGAAGCGCATCGTGCGCGATCCCAGCCTTCATCCGACGTACCCGCGAAAGTGCTTGTCGTGCGGGGCGATCGAATCACTCGACGGCTCCGTGCCGTGCGGTCATTGAGGATCCACAAATGGCAAAGAATTCAATTGACGCCTACGGCGCCGCCGGCAAGAGCAACGTGCTCTTTTTCGATCCGGAGGCGCTGACGCTCATAGTCGATCCGGCGCACCTGCTGTTCGACCGGCGCGCACTCCTGCCGTACGACGAAGCGATGGTAAGGAATATCCGACATCGCGGCGTGCTCGAAACGATCCTGGTCCACAAGGATCCGGAAACCGGCGAAGTGATTGTTGTCGACGGCCGCCGTCGCGTAATTGCTGCGCGCGAGGCGAACCGACGCCTGCGAGATGAAGGCTTACCGCCTGTCATGGTGCCGGCGCTGCCGAAGCGCGGGAAGAAAGCCGAGCTGGCCGGGATGATGGTCGCGACGAACGAGCATCGCGAGCACGACAGTCCGATCAACCGCGCGGAGAAGATGCAGCGCCTGCGTGATCTCGGGTACGACGACGAGCAGATCGCTGCGGAGTTTCGTGTTGAGCCGCCGACGGTCGCTGCGTCGCTGCGGCTGCTTGACTGCACGGCCGCCGTGCGTGATGCGCTCGAAGCAGACCAAATCACGGTGTCGCATGCGCTGAAGCTGGCGAAGCTGTCTCCTGACCAGCAGCGCGAGAAAGTGAAGGTCGTCATCGCCGCGGCAGCGGGCAAGGACGGTCACGAGAAGGCCCGCGCGCAGAAAGCCGCGCTGACCGGTGACGCTGCTCCGCGCATGCGTACTCGCAAGCAGATCGTCGCCGAGCTGGCGAACGCCAATGGCGAGCGTGCTGAGGCGCTGCGCTGGGTTCTTAATCTTGATGGCGAAACGCCGGCAGCGGACGCTGCTGATCCCCGCCAAATATCGATCGAAGAGGCAGCATGAGCACCAAAGCAATGCCGTGGTTCCGTATGTACACGGACTTCCTCAATGACCCGAAGATGATCTCGCTCGCCTTCGAGGATCAACGCCATTTCGTTGGTGTGCTTGCCCTCAAGGGAGATGGCACGCTCGATAACGTGTGCGCCCCCGATCTGATGAACCGGATCGTCGCGCAGCGCCTCTGGATCGACTACGCCGTGATTGGTGAGGTGAAGAAGCGCCTCGTCGCTGCCGGCCTGATCGACGACAACTGGCAGCCGCTCGCGTGGGAGAAGCGCCAGATGCGCTCGGACACGAGCACGGAGCGAGTTCGCGCGCACCGTGCTAAAGCGAAACAATCTGGTAACGGCAATGAAACGTTTCATGAAACGCACGATGAAACGTTGCCGGAACGTTCCAGTAACGGCCTAGATACAGATACAGATACAGATACAGATACAGAGAAAGAAGAAAGTCAAAAACATACGCACTCGGCTGCGCCGAGCGCTGATCGATCTGAGTCTGCCGACGAGAAGCCGCTGAACGCAAAGGCACTGGTTGCCGAAGGTGTTGAGCGTCAGCACGCGGTCGATTGGCTGCGCATCCGCAAGGCCAAGCGCTTACCGCTGACGGTGACGGCGTGGGACGCGGTGAAGCGTGAAGCGGAGCAATGCGGCCTGACGCCAGCTGCTGCCGTGCAACGCGCCGTCGAGGAAGGGTGGGCCGGATTCAAAGCGAAATGGGTGATCGGCGACGGCGCAACGGTTCGCGCGTCGCCTGGCTCGGCTCAGCAGAAGTTCGACCCGGTTGCCTACGTCAATCGAGGATCAGGAGGCAGTCTTGTCATCGACGTTTGATTTATCGACCAAATCGGCGAAATCGATGTAGGCGGAGCTTGGCTTGGAGAAGGAAAAGCTGATCTGTCCCGCTTCCGACATCCAGTTGGAGGCATCGAAGGTCAGCGATTGAATCGTGATTTGGATGGCGCTCCCTGTTTCGGCTTCGATGGCCTTCGCGATCGCGACTTGCAGTTGATCAAGTGAGACTGAACGAATGGAAGACATGGCGTTGAATTCCTTGCGAGTTGGAGGGGCTACGGGTGCTTCGGTGTGGCTTCGGGAATATGTCCTGAAGGGACGGAAATTATGCCTGATTGATCATCTATTCAATCGATTAGACGGGGCCTATCCGAATCGCTGGCGTGCATCGTTTCCGAGTGGTGACTCCATCGAGAACTGGCGGGAAACCTGGGTTGAAGCGCTTGACGAAGAGGGTGTAACGCCGGAAATGGTCTCGGCCGCTCTGCGAGCATGTCGGCGCAAGTTCGACTGGCCGCCGTCGCTGGCCGAATTCCTGTCGCTCTGCAAACCGCCGATCGATGTCGAGGCCGCGCTATACGAGGCAGTCGATCAAATGCGCGCTCGGCAGCATGGCAAAGACGCTTGGTCGAACCCGGCGATTTTCTGGGCTGCGGCAAAGGTGGGCGAATACGACATGCTCAGCCAGACGATTTCGCAGCTGAAACCGCGTTTCGAGGCTGCGTTGAAGAAGGTGCTCGCAGGTGAGGTGATGCCGGTTCCGGTTCGAGTCCCGATGCTCCAGGCACCCAACAAATCGGAGTCGTCGCGTGAGTATGGCCGCCAGCGCTTGGACGAGTTGAATGCCTCCGATCTGGTGAGGAACGTCGCGCGAGGCGGAAACATCCATTGGGCGCGACGAGTCATCGACGAGGAATTGCAGACGGGGAAGGTTCCGCTTCACAAGCTGAACATTGCGCGCGAAGCGATCTACAACGTGACCGGAAAGCAAGCATGACGAAACGAGCAACGTGGCCGATGCGTGTTGGCGAGGGTGTGACGAAGGTCGGTACGGCACGCGTGCGCGACGACTCGCGGTCGAAGATGACGGCGGCACAGAAAGCGGTTTTCGATACGACGGGCAACCGGCCGCAGGTCGACGCCGGTTTCGACGATATCGGCGACGGGATCGATGCGCCACCCGTGCTTACGCCGGCATATCGAAAGGTCGCTCAGCAGGTGGTGGCCAGATCGGTGGCATTCACGGTCGACGGTACGCCGGTTGCAAAGGGGCGCCCGCGTGCGACTGCAACGCCTCGTGGCGTACGAATGCATACGCCCAAGGCAACGAAGCGCTACGAGGCGACGGTACAGGTCGCCGCGCGGGCGGCAATGCTTGGCGAGCCGCCGACAGCACGTCCTGTCGCGATGACCGTATCAATCATTCTGCCGATCCCAGAAAGTTGGTCGAAACGCCGGAAGCGGCTGGCTTGCATGGGTGAGATCGCTGCCACGAACAAGCCCGACGCGGACAACGTGCTGAAGGCGATCAAAGACGGAGCGAATGGAATCGTGTACCGGGACGACTCGCAGGTTGTGTCGGTCGTCGTGACGAAGGCATACGGAGTGCAACCGCGTGTCGATGTGATTGCAACAGAACTGAATAAGGAGGCTGCGTGAAGGGGAATGGGAAGTACAAGCTCGACGCGATCTTGGCGGTGATGAAGCGCGGCCAGTGGTACACGGCACACGACCTTTCCAAGCGCGCGGGAATGCCGGTTACAACGGCACGGCTGATTTTGGGCAGTGACCGAGCAGTTACCGCGATCGACACGAGGCGGGGGCGAGGCCGCGGTCGTGAGTTCTGCCTTGCAGGCACGGGAGGTGGCCCGCGACATGTTGACACCCGGATTCGCCCGGATTTTACGAGCCACCTGAACGGGTATCAGTCTTGGCTAGACGGGCATCAGGCGCTGGCGATGCTGGCGCGGGGCGGCGCCACGATCAGGGAGGTCTGATGGCAGTCGGAAAGACGGGAAAGGTTGGGCCGGTTTCGAAAAAGATCATCGAATGCGTCAAGGCGAACCCGGGGATCCATGCTGCTCAAATAGCGCGGGTCTTGGGTGTCAACCAGGGCGGCGGCATGCGGGCGACCGTTCGAGAGCTGATCTCGAGTGGCTATCTCTCTCGGGGTAAAGCGAAGGTCACTTTGGATCCCCGGTATCACACGGCGACCCCACTCGAATACACCGGCAAGCCCTTCGAGGGATACAACGAGGGCGGTATCTCGAAGCGTTCGCGTCAGATTCAAGAGCGGATCGCAGCTCAGATCGAAAGGGAGAAGCGACTGGCCGAATCAGTTGCATGGGCAGGGAAGGCGATCCGAGCGATGGTGGACGCAGGACGAGCTGCAGCATGAAGCGATCAGGATTCGAGCCGCGCAAGAAACCGATGTCGCGAGGGTCATGGTCCCGGAAAAGCTCACCGCTGCCGGAACCAGCGCCAGAAAGACCGCGATGAAGCGTCGAGCGAAGCGGCCGACAGTCGCCGAAGGCTCGAAGTATTTGGCGGCTTGCCGCGGTGAGCCGTGCTATCTGCGCATGCGAGGTTGTCTCGGGGGCGGGGAAACGGTTGTGCCCTGTCACTCGAACCAAGCGAAGCATGGCAAAGGAATGGGGATCAAGGCACGGCACGGATTCACAGTGCCGGGGTGCTCGAATTGCCATGCGCTGATCGATCAAGGGCCCGGCTTGCGCGAGCACAAGTTTGCGGCGTGGGACGTTGCTTTCGAGGCATGGGTACCGGTGCGTGCCCGAAAGATGGGAGAGGGAAATTGCCAGTAAGGATGTGGGTTGAGATCCCGGACGGGAGATATAGCGTGCCGCGCCGGCGCGGATCGGGCGGGATGATTGTCACAGAGCGGACGCGCACGATTGACGCGACTGTCTTTCGCATCGCACGGATTGCCACCGTCAAGCGGCAATTGATTGCGGCCGTCGAAGTGGATGCGTTCATTCCCGAGATGTGGCGGGCAAACATCCCGCAGATTGACGCTCGATGGGTGGCGCCTGGCGTATTCCGAACAAGGGCATACGTCCTTGAAAACAGGAAGTCTCGTGTACTCGCCCAGTTTCTTGAGAGCGGTGCGCAGGTAATGGATTTGGGGGATGAGGTATGAGTGCGGCAGCATGCATTTTGTACAGCGACGTTCCCGAACGGCTGTTGACGTCTGCGATCCGTCATCTTGACGGCATAACGCAAGCGGATCTCATCGCGTTCGACGAATGCCCGTTCAGCGGCGAGATCACGGAGACGGAGCACGGCACGCAGATCGCGTTTCCGTGGCCGCGCAATCGAACGATGCGTCACGCCATAGGCGATTGGCTCACACACTACGGCATCAATTTCACGGTCGTCATGTAACGACGCATCAAACGGTTTTCGGATAATCCATTCAGGCGGCTACACAATGAACGAGATCGAATTCAAGTCGGCATTCGACGCAGTGCGGTTCGCGCTGGCGTACTCGACGCAGCAGTACGGCGAAACCATGATGGCGAAGCGCTTGCGTGGTGAGTCGTCAGGGACCGGCATGGGGCTCGTCGGTGTGGATGGCGCCGGCCAGGCAGGGATGATCCGCGCGAAAGTTTGGGAACTGCCTGAACTGCATATCGCAGTGATTGTTGCTCGCGCTGCTCCGCGCGGCCTA